TGTGGCCGCGCCGCTGCGCCGCATGATCGATGGCGAGCCGGGGTTCCTGATTCACCCAGACTGCCAAATCACGCGCAAGGGCATGCAGGGCGGCTACATGTTCAAACGGATCAAGGTGGCCGGCGACGAGCGGTACCGCGACGTGCCCGACAAGAACAAGTACAGCCACCCGTGCGAGGCTGGCCAGTACCTGATGCTAAGCAGCGGCGAGCACCTCGACTTGATGCCAAAGAAGCAGGCTGTCACCGTGGTGCCGGTGCCGATGAAGTCAGCCTGGAGAAAATAGTTTTCGAAGACTATCTGTCCATTGAGTCTATGAAAGCGGCGGCGTCCGTCAATTCGCGATAGGCTATTTGTAGGAAATGCGAAAACGGATGTTGGGCGTCGAAGGCCTCTACCTCGACTTTTGGATCATGCGGTGTTGGAAGTTTCATCAAGTGAATCTGGCGCTTATTTACGCGTATCTCTTGTGCAAGGCGGCGCACCTCAGCTGCGAACAGCAATTTTGCGTAGTCCATACATCTCTTTCGTTTTGTTTAAGAAACTTGAGAGTACCGTAAACAAAACGCAACTTTGCATATCGCTAGCAAAAATCTTTTTAATTGGCAATAGATAGTTGTAGACTATTGTAAACTGCTTAATTGAAAGGTTTTTGCTATGACAATCCGCGACTCCCAGCGCCTGCGCGAAGTCCACGCCCGCGCAATCGATCGTGTCAACGCCGTCCAGATGCTCTACCGGGACGAGCGGCTGCAGTGTCTGAAGGACCGCCGCTTCTACTCGATTGCCGGCGCGCAGTGGGAGGGACCGCTGGGCGAGCAGTTCGAGAACAAGCCCAAATTCGAAATGAACAAGACCCACCTGGCGGTGATCCGGATCTTTAACGAATACCGCAACAACCGAATCACCGTCGACTTCACCAGCAAGGACGGCAGCTCCGACGACGCCCTGGCAGACACCTGCGATGGGCTTTACCGCGCGGACGAAAAGGACAGCGGCGCCCAGGAGGCATTCGACAACACCTTCGAGGAAGGCACCGGGGGCGGCTTCAGCGCCGCGCGCCTGCGCACCAGGTACGAGGACGAGGAAGACGAGGACGACACCCGGCAGCGAATTGACATCGTGGCCATCACCGACGCCGACAGCTGCGTCTTCTTCGATCCGGACTCGAAGCGCCAGGACAAGGCCGACGCCAAGTGGGCCATCGTCCTGACCGGCATGACGCCCGAGGCATACAAGGAAGAGTACGGTGATGACCCTTCATCCTGGCCAAAGACCGTGCACCAGTCGGAATTTGACTGGTCCTCCCCGGATGTGGTCTACGTCGGCGAATACTACGAGATCGAGCAGAAGAAGGAGCTAATCCACATCTTCCGCGGCATCGCGCTGAACGACGACGAGCCGAACGAGATCAAGGTCACCGACGCCGAGCTGGCCGAGGAAGGAAAGGCCGAGGAGCTGACCGCGACCGGCTTCCGCGAGGTGCGGCAGAAGCGCTTGACGAAGACGCGGGTCCACAAGTACCAGTTGTCCGGCAGCTGCGTGCTCGAGGACGAGGGACTGATCGCCGGAAACTGCATCCCCATCGTTCCGTTCTACGGCAAACGCTGGGTGGTCGACGGCGTCGAGCGCTGCATGGGCCACGTGCGCCTGGCGCGTGACGCGCAGATGCTCTTCAACATGCTCATGAGCTGGCTGGCCGAGATGGCCGCACGCTTCGATATCGAGAAACCGATCCTTACGCCCGAGCAGATTGCCGGCCACGCCCAGATGTGGGCGGACGACAACGTCGCCAAGTTCCCCTACCTGCTGATCAACCCGATCACCGATGCCAACGGACAGCAGATGGCCAGCGGGCCGGTTGCCTACACGAAGGCACCGAACATGCCGCCGGCCATGGCCGCCCTAATGCAGATCGCCGAGCAGGCGCTGCAGGACTTACTGGGCAACCAGCAGGCCGGCGAGCAGCTGCAGGCGAACGTCAGCGCCAAGGCCGTCGAGCTGATCCAGAATAAGCTGGACATGCAGACCTTCATCTACATGAGCAACTTCTCCAAGTTCGTGCAGCGGGTGGGCGAGGTGTGGCTGTCCATGGCCAAGGAGGTCTACGTCGAGGACGGCCGCAAGATGAAGACCATCGGGCAGGACGGCAAGACGAAGGGCACCGTCGAACTCTACAAGCCCGTGGTCGACCCGAAGACCGGCGCGCGCGTCCTCGACAACGACCTGGCCAGGGCAAAGTTCGATGTGTCGGTCGACGTGGGCCCGAGCAGCAGCAGCCGGCGTTCCGCCACCGTGCGCGCGCTCATGGGCCTGCGCACTGTGACCCAGGATCCAGAGACCCAGGCCGTGCTCGACTCGATGATCATCATGAACATGGAGGGCGAAGGCCTCTCCGACATGCACGACTACTTCCGCAAGAAGCTGGTGCGCATGGGCGTCATCAAGCCGAACGACGAGGAGGCGAAGGCGATGGCAGACGAGCAGGCCAACGCGCCGCCGGACCCGAACGCGCAGTACCTGCAGGCGGCCGCGGCGAAGGCCGTGCAGGACGGCCAGCTGTCGCACGCCAAGGTGGCGCTCACGCACGCGCAGACGATCAGCGAGCTGGCCAGCGTCGAGTCCGCACGTCTGGCGGACGCCATGGCGCTGGACGCGCAGCTCAACGCGCCGCCGGCGCCGGCCGCGCCCGAGCCGCAAGCGGCGATGCCGGGGTAGCGCGTGCTGGCCCATATCATCGGCGTGCTGGCCGCAGCCTGGGCTGGGTGGATTCTGCTGAACCTGGTGCTGCTGGTCGTGTCCGCCTTTTTGATCACGCCGGACGCGCCCTGCTTCAACGGCTTCCGGATCATCATCCCGGCCTGGCTCTCCACCAAGCTGACCCCGGCGGAGGTGGCCGCGGTGATCGCCCACGAGGAAGGGCACCGCCACCATCGGCACATCTGGGAAAACTTCGCGCGAGTATGTCTGTTCTCGGCCCCTACCCTTGGTCGTCGACGCGAGCAGGAGGATGAGGCGGACGACTTCGCGATCGCCGACGGCCACGCGCGCGCCCTTGCTTCCGCTCTGGTCAAACTCGGCCCGACCGAAAACTCCCGCCTCTGCCGCATTCTGCGTGCTACCTGATCGATTCCACTTGACAATTAATTTTATCTATCGTTATTGCATTCACTATAGTTTCAGCCTATCATCACGCTCATCGGTATCCACCGGCCTGAATCGGTGAGTTTGAAGGGGAAACGTGATGCAAGTGGCAGACAACGATGGGCAGGACCAGGTTGAAACCGGCGACGAAGTAGCTGACGACGAGGCTGACGGCGCGACGCTGCAGACCGAATCTGAAGGCGACGAGACTGGCGACACCAATGACGACGAGCAGGTTGTCGTCACCATCGGCGAGGAAGCGCCACCCTCGGACGAAGAAGACGCCGACGCGCCTGGCTTGGTCAACAAGCTGCGCAAGTTGAACCGTGAGAAAGAACGAGAGCTTCGCGAACTGCGAGCCAAGGTAGCGACACCGGCAGCCAGCCCACCAGCTGAGATCGCCAAGGTGGAGAAACCGACGCTGGCCGGTTGCGACTACGACGAAGACGCCTACGAATCCAAGCTGACGGCCTGGCACGAGAATCAAGCCAAGCTGAAGGCGGCAGAAGAAGAGAAGGCAAACCGCCAGAAGGCAGAGCAGGACGCCTGGCAGGCGAAGCTGGCCACCCACAGCAAGGCGAAAGCCGCGCTCAAGGTGAGCGACTACGAAGACGCGGAGGCTACGGCCGCCGAAGTCCTCAGCGTCACCCAGCAGTCGATCATCGTCAGCGGCGCCGATAACTCGGCTGTCGTGATTTACGCACTCGGGAAGAATCCGGCCAAGGCCAAGGAACTTGCTTCGATCAAAGACCCCGTGAAGTTCGCCTTCGCGATCGCAAAACTGGAGAGCCAATTGAAAGTGACGCCACGCAAGGCACCACCCCCACCAGAGCGCCAAGTGCGCGGCAACGTCGCCGTGGCCGGCGGGGGTGACCAAACCCTGGAGCGCCTGCGCGCTGAAGCTGAAAAGACCGGCGACCTATCGAAGGTGCTGGCCTACAAAAATCAGAAGAAGCGGGCGGCGTAAAAGCACACCCAAACTCATCGAGGCAACACCATGAAATTGACCAAGAAATTTACCATCACCACCATCGCCGCCAGCCTCATGGCCGCCGGCTACGTGGCAGCGATGGAGCTGCGCAACCGCACCTTCGCGCACCTCCAGGGCGCCGGCCTCGTGCTGGGCGTCAACGCCTTCAACAAGGAAGAGCGCGTCGCGTTCGAAGATATCCTCGAAGGCTTCCAGGATGCGCTGGTCCTGTCCCGGAACGTGTCGATCTTCAACAACGACTCCACGGAGATGGAACGCGCGAGCAACATCATCTGGCGCCCGCAGCCCTACATCGCCCAGTCGTACAACGGCACGGACATGACCGCCAACTTCCTGGATCAGACCCAGCTGTCGGTACCGGCTACCCTGGGGTATGCAAAGTCCTCGCCGTGGGTCATGACCGCCACCGAACTGCGCGACGCGCTGCAGGAAAAGCGCCTGGGCGACGCCGCCAAGCAGAAGCTGGCCAGCGACATCAACGTGGCCGTGAACAACGTGGCGGCGCTGCAAGGCACCATCGTCATCAAGCGCACCGCCGCCGCCTCCGGCTTCGATGACATGGCCCAGTGCGAAGCAGCGTTCAACGAACAGGGCGTCAACGGCTTTGACCGCTATGCCGCACTGTCGACCCGCGACTACAACGGCATGGCCTCGGACCTGGCCGGCCGCGGCACGATGCAGGGCAAGCCGGTCACCGCCTACGAAAAGGCGTACGTCGGCACGGTGTCGAGCTTCGAAACCTACAAGATGGACTACACCCCGCGCCAGGCAGCCGCCACCGCAACCGGCGTCGTGTTCAACGGTGCCAACCAGTACTACACCCCGAAGGCGAC